AAAGAAAAATATTCGGTAATGAAAAAACATGGAATAACAAATGTTGTTCAAGTTAAAAATCCTTACCAAGCACAAGAGTTAACAAGTAAATATGACCCGGAAACAACTGCATTATTATTTGCTGTAGGTAAAAAAGACATGATGGAAAATCCTAGATTCAAAATAGGATTAAAGAAAAATGGAGAACCTAGTTATTTTCAAAACTATGAAAAAAATAAAAATGTATTACAACCATTTACCAAACATGGATATTTAGTAGTAGCTCCTCATGTTGATATACAAATACCAGGATTTGGAGAAATGTCTGGAACAACGTTAAGACAAGTATTGGCAACAGCTGATGTTGATACATTCAAAGATGTAATGGGATTCTATGATGCAAAAATATATACATTGTTAAAAAGTAAATTTTCTCAATTAAAGTCCGAAGTAATAGAATCATTTATAATGGAAGGTTCCTTTTCTCCAAGCCACGGAACAGATGCAGATGATGGGCCTAGATACTTTTACGGAAACCAAGCAACATATAGAAAGAAAACAGCCGAAATGGCAAAACGATTAGGTTTTGAAGTTCTTAATTATATTGTAAAAGATAGTCCATTAGAAGTACATAATACAGATGTTCCAAATGGACCTCCGATGACAGTATCGTATTTTCCGACAGGAGTTAAAGGAGGAGATCCTGCAGGTACAGATTATTTGAAAAACTACAAAGGTAGTCCTGCATATAAATTATGGAAGAAACATATTGCCAAAGTTGCACAAACTGTCGGATATAAGTTTTTAGATTTTCTTGGAGCAGAAGATTCTATTAATTCTAGTAAACAAGAAAAGTTAGGAGTTGCTACATCATTAACAGAAGACTTTAATGTGCCAATTAATATAGGGGACACGATTATGATGGGTAAATTCAAAAATAAGCCTGTTGTTGTACAAACTATTCAATGGAGCCAAAAAGGAGATTTACTTATTAACGGTAAATCTGCAGCAAGATTTAGAATACCTCAAAAGGAACAAGCATTAACTAAAGAATGGTGGGATAATAATTTGAAAAAAGTAGTAACTGAAGTAGATTACCACTCAAAATTATCTAGAGGCCATAAGCCAGATCATTATCAATTAGGAACTGCAGACTTTAAGCCGTTTGATGAAATAAATGAAGCAAAGGCAAATACACATTTAACACATTTAGAAGAATTAATATTAACACAAGGTAAGGCAGGATATAAACAAGCCAAATCATTTTTAATAGAACTTATTAAGAATCTAAAAGGAAATTCTAATGCAAAAGTTAATACATCAGTTAAATGGGATGGCGCACCTGCCATGTTTACAGGAATCAATCCTGATAATGGTAAATTCTTTGTAGGAACAAAGTCCGTCTTTAATAAAGAACCTAAAATTAACTATACAAAAGATGATGTTGAAATGAACCATGGACATGCTCCAGGATTAGCAGATAAATTAAAAAAAGCTTTAGATTATTTGCCATCATTAGGAATTAAAGGAATTCTTCAAGGAGATTTTATGTTTGACTCTGGTATGTTAAAAACTACAAATATAGATGGAAAATCACATTATTCATTTAGGCCAAATACAATTACATATGCAGTTGAAACAGATTCTGATTTAGGGAAACAAATTGCTGCAGCAGAATTTGGAATAGTATTTCATACATCATATGATTCATTACAGAGTGGAGCTTCATATGGTGCAGATGTAAGTGGATTAAAAAAGAATTCTAAAGTTTGGTTTGATGATGCATTTTTCAAAGATACAACCGGAGTTGTTACATTAACAACTGCAGAAGCTAAAGAAGTTGCTAATGCAATTAAAAAGGCAGATTCAATTAGAATAGATTATGATAATATTCCAAGTGTATTATTAAATACTTATCTTAACGCTGAAATAAGAACCGGCCAATTTGTAGATAATCCGGCTATATCATTTAAAGCATTCCAGAAATGGTATCAATTGAAAGTTGATAAAAAGGTTGCAAAACTAAAATCTGAGAAAGGTAAAGAAAAAGCAATTGCGGCAGGCGCAGAACAAATGAATTTGTTCAACCAAAAGAAACAAGATATAATTAATATTTTCATTGTATCAAAATTATTATCAGATGCAAAAATGATTTTTGTTCAAAAATATAACAATGCTATATATAATACAAAACATTTTGTAGATGATGGCCAAGGTGGATTAAAAGTAACAGCACCGGAAGGATATGTAGCAGTTGATAGAATTGGAAATGGTGTAAAGTTAGTCGATAGGATGGAATTTAGTAGAGCCAATTTTGCTATGGATAAAGGCTTTACAAAATAACATTGATAAGTAAGACATAGCATATTTATATAAAAGATTAAAAGGGACAACCAATGAAAGAAGACACGTTAAGAGGAATGATTAGAAAACAAATCAAATCATCTCTAAAAGAATCACCAATTGCTAGATCAGCAGTTGGAGCTAAATTAGGTTCGGTAGAAAAAATGGCTGGTGTTAAAATGTTGAAAAAGGCATTAGGGCAAGGAACACCTGCACAACAAGCAGCTGGTTTATTACAAGTAGTTCAAGCTATATCCGGAAATAATCCTGCAACATCTAAAATGTTAGCTAGAATGATTATGAAGAAAGGTATTACAGCCGCTCCACCAGAACCAACTGTTGAAGAATCATCTCCGAATTTTGCAATCAAGGAAGCAGAAGTAAGTTCAGCATTATCATCAAAAATGGGAAGAGTTGATAAAACACAAGCTATGCAAATGATGAAAAAGACTTTAGGCACTAAACCTGCAACACAACAAGTAGATTTTGTTGTATCAATGATAAATGGTTTAGATTTGAAAGATTCTGCTAAGAAAAGATTGTTATTGAAACTACGTAAAGGTTTAGAATAGTATGAGTAATAAGTTACAAAATGTTAAAGCTGTCAAGCAAATGCTTGCCGGTACACATCGAACTCAAACTAAAAAATCTATATATACAGGCAAAACAAAAGTAGAAATACCAGAATCAGATATAATTGAAAAATTTGAAAATGGTAAGCCCAGAATATGGATTGAGACAGATTCAACTGGATTTCGAACTAGAGTTACACAACATGATGGGTTTAAACAACGTCAACCTGAAAATAGTATATTAAAAAATATACAAAAATTACTTAAAGTGCCAGACAATTGTCCCTGTTGTGGCAAAAGTATGCGTGGAAAAGAACAAAAATTAAATTTCAAGTTTTATTTCAAACGTGGTAAATGTTTTGATTGTGTATTAAAAGAAGAGAGCAAAATAAGATCTCAAGGTAAAGAAGCTTGGAAAAAGTATCAAAAAGAAATAATGTTGTCTTCTGCAGAATCTTGGTTTAAAGAAACTGATAAAGAAGTTGAAATATTAAAACAACAAATAAAAGAAACTACTTGGGAAAATGCAGATGGCGAACGAAATGAAGTCGATGTATCATCCTACATAGAAAAAGTCGAAAAGGATTATTTGACTTTCAAATCAAATGTAAAAAAATCATTTGATAAATAAACGGAGAAAAAGTTATGGGTTTAGGATTAGGAAAAATATTTTCAGGCGGTGCTGGACAATTGGTAGAATCAGTTGGCGGTGTACTTGATAATCTTACAACTTCAAAAGAAGAAAAATTAGAAGCAAAACGTAAAATGAAACAACTGGTTTCAGATTATGAAACCAAAATGGAACAAAATATCACAGACCGATGGTCAGCGGATATGAATTCTGATAGTTGGTTATCAAAAAATGTAAGACCATTAGTATTAATATTTTTAGTAGTATGTACAGTATTAATGATATTCATTGATGCGGGTTCAATTAATTTTGTTGTAGAAGAAAAGTGGACAGATTTACTTCAACTAGTACTTATTACAGTAATTGGTGCTTATTTTGGTGGTCGTTCATTCGAAAAACGTAATAAAAAATAATCGTTCTTTCATTTGTTTTTCTGCAAATAATTTCTTATATTAAGGTATAATATGGCGGTAAAGAAAAGCATAAAAGAAATAATACGAGATGAATATAAACGGTGTTCACAAGACCCTGTACATTTCATGCGTAAATATTGTATTATTCAACATCCTACAAAAGGTAAGATGTATTTTAATCTATATCCATTCCAGGAAGAAGCATTAAAAGAATTCAAAGATAATAGATATAACATTGTTCTTAAGTCTAGACAATTAGGTATATCAACTCTATCAGCTGGGTATTCATTATGGAAAATGATATTCAAATCAGATTATAATGTTCTAGTAATTGCAACAAAACAAGATGTAGCAAAAAACCTTG